TACCTCTTCTGACTTTGTAACTGGCAACACTGTTGTCAATGGCAAGATTGGTAACTTGTATGGTGTAGATGTTTACATCAGTAACAACTGCCCAGTTGATGGTGCGAACAAGATCGGTATGCTCCAGCATAAGGATGCTTTTGTCCTAGTTGAGCAAATGTCTGTTCGTTCACAGACTCAGTACAAGCAAGAGTTCTTGGCTGATCTATTCACCAGTGATACCATCTATGGTACTGGTGTACTACGTGATACTTCAGCAGTCGCTATTGCCCTTCTTGGGTAGATACATAGACTATTAATTTAGTCCTCATAGGGGAACTACTTAGACTTCTAGGGAGTTCCCCTTTCTTTTATTAAAGGAAAGATCATGTCCGAATTTGCAGAAAAGAAAAAATTAAAAGCAGAGATTGCAGCAGCTAAGAAAGCTGGTAAGTCTATGCAGACAGTTGGTAAGTTACAATATAAACTTAATCAGTTAATGAAGACTAAGCAGAAAGGTAAGCCCGTTAAGCGTAAGACTCCATTGACAGGTAGTCCTAGTGCTGGTACTGCTAAGAAGGTAGCTAAGAAGAAAGCTGGCCCTGATATGTACAAGCAAGCCGTTGCTCTTGATAAGCCTAAGAGTAATGTTACTGTCACTCCTTATAAGGCAGCTAAGATTACGGATCTATCAGCTAATAAACGTGCTGGACAAGTTCGTAAAGATGCTTCTCCATCAGGTGCAGCAGCATCACGGAAGTTATATGAAAAGAAACTAGCTGATAAAAAAGCAGCAGCTAAGAAAGCCGCAGATAAGAAAGCCGCAGCTAAGAAAATCGCAGATAAGAAAGAAGCAGATAAGAAAAAACGCAGATTGGAAAGAGAAGATGCTTACTATTCCAAGATTGCCAAGGGTATTGTTTCAACAAGAAAGAAGTAGGAGATAAAGAATGGGAATCTATCGAGGCATAGGTGGTACTGGTGATTCTAACACCGATGCTACAATTACAGAAGTAACAGAGAAAGCTGCTGAGGCAGGTAATTCTGCAACAGCTAGTGCCAACAGTGCCTCGGCAGCTTCTACTTCTGCGTCAGGTGCTAGTACATCAGCTACTAATGCTAGTAATCAGGCAACTAATTCAGCCAACTCAGCTACAGCGAGTGCCAACTCTGCAACATCCTCTGCCAACAGTGCATCGGGTGCTTCTGGAAGTGCGTCTACAGCAACAACTAAAGCATCAGAAGCAGCTACATCAGCTACTAATGCTTCCAACAGTGCAACAGCTAGTGCTAACTCAGCTACTGCATCGGCTAACTCAGCTACTGCATCGGCTAACTCAGCCACAGCAGCAGCTAACTCAGCTACGGCAGCATCAGGTTCAGCATCTACGGCAACCACTAAGGCATCAGAAGCAGCTACATCAGCAACTAACGCTTCCAACTCTGCAACAGCAGCTTCTGGTAGTGCTTCCACAGCTTCTACTCAAGCAGCATTAGCCACAACTAACGGAGCAGCACAGGTTACTCTAGCTACTGAACAGGTAACTCTAGCTACTGCACAGAAAACTATAGCAACAACTAAAGCCTCAGAAGCCAGTACAAGTGCATCCAATGCAGCATCATCCTTAGCTTCATTCACAGGTCAATACGTTTCACAATCATCAGCCCCTAGTTCACCTAGCACTGGTGATTTATGGTTTGATACATCTTCAAGTACAATGAAAGTGTACAATGGATCTGGTTGGGTCAATGCTGGATCATCTGTTAATGGTACTGAAAACTCAGTACAGTACACAGCCACTGCTAACCAGACTAGCTTCAATGCTGTCTATGATGCTGGCTATCTACAAGTTTATCTAAACGGAATACGCCTAGACACAGGAGACTACACAGCAACTAATGGTTCTACAGTCGTACTAGATATAGGTGCAACTGCAAACGATGTAGTATTCATTCATAGCTTTGGTACATTTGCTTTAGCAGATCATTACACTAAAACACAATCAGATGCTCGGTATGCTCAAGAGTCCTATGTAGATACTGAGGTTGCAGCAATGCTACCAAAAGCTGGTGGCGCACTTACTGGTGCTGTAACTACCAACTCAACTATAGATGGTCGTGACGTAGCAGCAGACGGAGTATTAGCGACTAATGCTTTACCTAAGTCTGGTGGCACTATGACAGGTAACATAGCTACCAAAGGTATTACCAGTGTTACTCTAGGTACATCAAACTTCGTTGCAGGTTCTAACGCAGGAGATTCTATTACCTCTGGTGGTAATAATAACACTTTGATTGGTGACAATGCTGGTACAGCAATTACTACGGGTGATAACAATGTTGCTGTTGGTTATAATTCTTTAATTGCTAACACTACAGCATCCTACAACACAGCAGTTGGTAATGAGTCTTTAAAAGCTAACACTACAGGTACGCAAAATACTGCTATGGGTAGTAGTGCTTTGATAGACAATACAACAGGCGGTTACAATACTGGGCTAGGCTACATAGCACTATTTGAAAATACTACAGGTGGTTACAACACTGCTACGGGTAATGGTGCTTTAAGAAATAACACTACAGGTTCAAACAACGTAGCTGTCGGATACCAATCATTACACCAAAACACTACAGCATATCAAAACACAGCAGTTGGTACGACAGCATTAAAGTCTACTACCACAGGACTTGATAATACAGGTGTAGGTTTTTCAGCTATGTTTGCTAACACTACAGGCTATAACAACACAGCCGTTGGTAAGTCTTCTTTAGCAGCTAACACTACAGGTCATTCTAATACAGCTTTAGGTATGAATTCTTTAGATGCTAATACTACAGGCGTAGCCAATGTTGCTGTTGGAATTTATGCTCTAACATCGGCAACTACAGCAGCAGATAATACTGCTATGGGTTATAACGCTTTAGGGGCTACTACTACAGGTGCATCTAATACTGCCGTTGGTGGCTCTGCAATGAATGCTAACACCACAGGTGCTAACAACACTGCTTTTGGTAAGTCTGCTTTATATGCTAACACTACAGCTTCAGAAAATACTGCTGTCGGTGAGCAGTGTTTAGCTGCTAATACCACAGGTACAGGAAATTGTGGCTTAGGTCGGCAAGCGTTAAATAATAACACTACTGCTTCTAATAATACGGGTATGGGACTTTATGCTTTATATGCTAACAGTACAGGCTCAAATAACACAGCAGTTGGTAGAGAGGCATCAATTGCTAACACCACAGGTCAAAGAAACGCATCATTTGGTAAGTCTGCTTTACATAATGTAACTACAGGTCAATATAATTGTGGGTTTGGTGCGTTTGCTGGTACTAACTTAGTTACAGGTAACTTTAATACGGCTATTGGCGAAGAAGCGTTGGCAAGTGGAAATGGTGCAGCAACCAACAACACATTGCTTGGCTATGCTGCTGGCGCAGATGGTATGTTAAACATCACTAGTGATAGTAACTACTTATGTGTTGGTAATAATGCCACTTCTAACGCCGTTGTAAAAGTTAGTTGGACAGTAGGTTCCGATGAAAGGGACAAGACGGACATTGCTACTTTACCTTCTAGCGCAGGTTTATCTTTTGTAAATGCGCTGCGTCCAGTGACCTATGTATGGGACAACAGAGATAACTATCATGCTTGGGGTAGTGAACAGTATGGTGAACGTGACCATTCTAAGAAGTCTACAGAAAAGCAGCTTGGTTTTATTGCTCAAGAAGTTAAGGCTGTAGAAACAAGCATGGGATGGACTGACGATCATGTTGTTAACACTTCTAATGAAGAGTCTTTAAAGCTACAGCATGACCAATTAATACCCATTTTAACTAAAGCAATACAAGAATTATCAGCAAAGAACGATGCTCTTGAAACTCAAAACGCAACATTCGCTGCACGACTCACAGCACTGGAAGGAGAATAGATTATGAGTAAGTCAAGAGATTCAGTAGAAGACCTACGGACGATAGACACAGTAACTGCTACGGCTAACGCTGCATTGCCTAAAGCTGGTGGGGCTTTAACTGGAGCCGTGACAACCAACAGTACCTTTGATGGTGTAGACATTGCTACCAGAGATGGTGTACTTACTTCTACTACAGCTACCGCAGCAGCAGCCTTGCCCAAAGCTGGCGGCACTATGACAGGCAATCTAGCCACAGCAGGTATCAGCAGTGTCACAGCAGGTACATCAAACTTTGTAGCTGGTGTTAACGCTGGTAATAGCATTGTGTCTGGTGGTAATAAGAATACTTTAGTTGGCGATGAAGCTGGCACTACAATTACTACGGGTGATAATAACACTGGGGTTGGTTATTTTGCTTTATATTCTAACACTACAGGTGTCAGCAACACTGCATTAGGTGCAGACACTTTAACTGTAAACACGACAGGCGCTAACAACACTGCCGTTGGTAGACAGGCTTTAGACTCTAACACTACTGGCGGTGACAACACTGCTTCTGGGTTTGATTCTCTAAGTGATAACACCACAGGTTCTTTCAATTCTGGTTTTGGATATGAGGCTTTGGCTCGTAACACTACGGCAAATAATAACACTGCTGTTGGTTATCGTTCTTTAAAGTTTAACACTACAGGTACAGGCAATACAGCAGTGGGGAAAAACGCACTAGACGCAAACATAAGTGCATCTAATGTCACTGCTGTCGGCCTTAACGCACTAGGCTCAAACACCACAGGTGCTAACAACACTGCTGTTGGTACAGCTTCTTTAGGTAGTAACACTACAGCAAGTAAAAACACAGCATTTGGTTATGCTTCTTTAAATGCTAACACTACAGGTACAAGCAATACAGCAGTTGGTGACATTGCTTTAGTAGCAAACACCACAGGTGCTTCAAACGTAGCAGTTGGTGAGGGTGCTTTAACATCTAACACCACAGCAAGTAACAGCACTGCGGTTGGTTTGTCTGCTCTGCGTAATAACACTACAGGGGCAGAAAACACTGCTGTTGGAAGAAGTGGTTTATATAGCAACACCACAGGTTCTAACAATATAGCAGTTGGTTCATACGCTCTGTCATTAAACACCACAGGGGCTAGCAACACTGCCGTTGGTTTAAGTGCTTTAGAGGCTAACACTACAGGTATAGAAAACACTGCGGTAGGTTATAATTCTTTGGACGCTAACACTACAGGTGATAACAATACCGCTATAGGTCGTCTTGCCCTTACCGCAAACACTACGGCTGGTTCTAATACCGCAGTAGGAGTTGCAGCGATGCAGTCATCTACAACAGGTTCTTACAACACGGCTGTCGGTGCTGGAGGTGCTGGTAATGCTCTTACCACAGGGTCTAACAATACGTTTGTAGGGTATCAAGCAGGTAGGACTTTTACAACAGGATCAGAAAACGTCTGCATTGGGTATCAATCTGGTGGCACGTCAGACAGCAATAATTACTCACTATGGATAGCTAGAGGCAGTAGTGGTGTTGGCTCTTCTTCCGTATGGATTTATGGTAATTCAAGTGGTGCGTGTTATCAAGGTAATAATTCATCATCATGGACTACAGTATCAGATGAACGAATTAAAAAAGATATTGTTGATAGCCCTAATGGTCTAGCAAAGATTGATGCTATTCAAGTGCGTAACTTTAATTTTAAAACAGATAACGGAATAACTGTTGAAGGATTTACTGCGTGTGATTCTGAGGGATTACAAACAGGCGTGATAGCACAAGAGTTAGCATTAGTTCTACCTAACGCAGTTACCGAAAACGAAAACGGAATGAAGCAAGTTAACACTGACCCAATCTTTTGGTCAATGGTCAAAGCAATACAAGAATTATCAACCCAAAACGCAGCACTTGCTGCACGTTTAACAACCCTAGAAGAAGGATAGTAAAGATGGATGAATTAACAGCAGAACAAATCGCACAACACTACTCAGCTTGTGGTGATTCCGTAGCACTAATCAATGGCAGTCAGCCAGAAGGTATGTCCGATGAAGATTGGGCAGACTGTGTAGCACGTAACAAGGAACATTTGGTTCTTATGTTGGCTAAAGATTACTGGACTACCGAAGATATGACTGCTATCACAGCAGCCGCAGCTTAGGAGAATAGTATGGCATACGGAACTAAGATGGTATCACCACCAAAGAAGGGAAAGAAAAAGAAGACTAAAAAATAATGTATGCTCTTGTAGTAGCTACTATGCTCTCTGTAAGTACAGAACCTGCAATGCCTGTAATGGTATCTAGTTATTCAACTCTTAAGAAAT